TGGCCGGCGAGCAGGTGCGCGGCGTAGATGCTCAGGGCCATGCCGGCGACCAGCAGCAGCGACGCGATGAACGACGGCGCGACGGCCGCCTGCGCCGTGCGCTGCACGCCGCGCCATGCGGCATGGCCGCGGTTGGCGGTTTCGGCGTACAGCGCCCCGAGGCGGCGGGTCAGCTTTGACATGCGGTTCAGCTGGCGGCCTGACCGGCGCTGTCGGACATGGAGAAGCCGGCGGCAAGTTCGCCGTCGTCGGCCTCTGCGGCGGCGCTGGTGTCGGCGGCGGGCGGGGTAGCCGAGGCGCCACGTGCCACGCGCTTGGCGATGGGGGCAGGCGTCGCCGGGGCTGGCGGGGCGGCCGGCACCTCGACGGCACGCTTTGCGCCGATGTAGTGGTCGGCGTCGATGTCGGTGGCGTGGAAGCGATCACCCCTGCGCACGAGCTGGTCGCCGTGATTGAACTCGGCGAGCGCCTCGAGGTGGCGGGTCTGGTAGTGCGGCATGGGTGATAACTCCGTCCAAAAACAAGGCCCGGCAGCCGTGAAGCTGCCGGGCCCGAAACGGGCCGGCTGGCCCGCAGGAGACAACCAAGGATCAGTAGTTCGTGTTCTCGATCAGCGCAATGCCGAGGTTGCTGGTGCGGCGCGCCGCCCAGTTGATGTATTGCTCGGCGCGGATGCCGACCAGGTTGTTCTGCCACAGGCTGACCAGCGATTGCGCACCGGCGCTCGGTGCGTCGTTCATTTGCACCGACGCTTCCATGGACATGTCGATGGCCACGCCGCCGTCGTCGGCCAGGAATACTTCTTCCTGCGTCACCAGGGCGATCTGCAGTTCGGCCGGCGAACCCGAGGTCACCATGGCGTTCGACACGATCACCGGCAGGCCGTACCAGGTGCCGCCCTGCAACGTCAGGCCGGGGAAGGACGGTTCGTCGTAGGTGGTGCGCTTCATGCTCAGGCGCAGCGCCACGGTGGCGGGCATGACCCACACCGCGGTGGCCGGGTCGACGTCGGACGTCGCGAACATCGCCATGGCGTTGCGCACGTCGGCGTCGATGGCCGCCAGCGTGGTGCCGCTGGACTGGTAGCGCACGGCGCCGTTGGTGATCGACGCCGGCGACACGTTGGCCACGCCCGAATAGCTCGGGTCCATGAAGCGCTTGTCGAGGTACGTGGCGATACCCTTGACCATGTCGTCGCGCGCGCGCATTTCGGCCTTGATGGTCGAGAAACGCACCGCTTCGTCGGACAGCACCACGATGACCGCCACCTTGGCGTAACCCAGCGACACGTTGTCGTAGGTCTGCTTCTGCACAGGCTTGGGCGCACCTTCGCCGACGAACCCGCCGGTAACGCCTGTCAGCTGGCGGCCGGCGCGCATGAGGAACGGCACGCGGTTCAGCTGTTCCATGCGGCCCATGATCAGCTTCGGGCGCAGCAGGCCGACGAACTCGTCTTCCATGTCGGTGTATTGCGTCACCGCGGTGTCGGTGCCGGTTACGGCGGTGACGGCGGTCTTGTGGATCGCCGCCAGGTCGCGGGTGCCGCCCATGGAGATGGCCGCCTTCAGCACATTGCCGACTTCAGGCGTGTCCTTGTAGCGCTCCTTGGCGATTTCATGCGCCAGCATGACGTTGCCCTTGGCGTGCGCCATGGCCAGCGCGAAGCGTGTGAAGCGCAGGCCCGGGGGCAGGTTCGTCTTCACCGTGATGTGGCTGGAGCCCGGCACCCTGGGTGCGCCTTCGCCCTGGCCGGCGTTCGGCAGGATGGGCGTGGCCTTGCTCAGCATCAGCTGCTCGTGGTCCTTCAGCAGCACGATGTGCGCGTCGATGGCCTTCACCTCGGCGACGAAGCCAGCGTGCTGCTCGGTCTCGTGTTCGTCAAGGGTGCGGCCTTCTTCGACCGACTTGGCCATGATGGCTTCGGCGCCGTCCTGCGCGGCGGTGCGTTTGGCGTTGAACAGCGCGAGCTGCTCGGTGATGGCCAGCGGGGCGTTGGCCAGCGTCAGCGCGCCGGCGACGGCGCTGGGCCAGTCGAAGGCGAGCAGGTGCGAGGGGTCGGTGCCGGTGGCCAGGCCGGCCAGCGCCAGGATGGCCAGCAGCGGCACGGCGAAGTAGTAGAGGGTTTTCGAGTTCATGATCTTCAATGCCTTTCGATTGGGTGGGTTTTCAGTTCAGGTAGACGACGCCCTTGCGGCGTGCCTTGTCTGCGGTTCCCGAATCGCCGGGCGGGGGGTTGCCGGATGCCGTCGGCGCGGGGTTCAGTCGGACGACAGGCCGCGCACCAGACGCGGCGCGCTGCAGGGCCTGGTCGGCCGACTTGATTGCGGTGATGGAACAGTCGGCGTTTGCCGGGATGGTGACGCAGCTCAGCTCGAGCCACGACCACTTCAGGTAGCGGTAGCCGTAGGTGCCTTCGATGCGCGCGGTTTCGACGCCGGTGAAGCCGATCGACAGGCCGCGCACGAGCTTGGCCTTCAGCATCTGCCAGGCTTCGTCGAGGCGTTCCTTCAGCTTGCCGGCATCGGCGACGACGGCCAGTTCGCCTTCGATTTCGATGCCCTTGTCGGTCACCTTGGCGGCGGTCACCCAGCCCACGGGTTCGCGGCTGTTGTGCTGCCACAGCAGCGGCAGCGGCAGCTTGAACTCGGCGCCCTTGGGCTCGACGATGTCGCCCATGCGGTCGGTGGTCGGCGTGCTGGCGGTGCCGCTGAAGCGGCGCTTGCCGTCGGCCTCAAGGGCCTTGATTTCCAGGGTGCTGTAGGCGCGGTCCATGGTGCGGGCTTTCGTGGTTATGCGAAGAGCAACTGGTAGGTCTTCGGCTTTTCGTGGCCCGCGGTGGCGCGGCCGATGGCCATGACGGCGGCCAGGATGCAGTCGATGCGGCCGGTGGCCTTGGCCTTGCTTAGCTTGCGGTTGCCGGCGTCGTCGCTGACGATGACGGCGTTGGCGGCGCACCAGGTCAGCACGGGGTGCGAGTTGTGCACAAGCTGGCCGGCGAGCAGCTTTTCCTCGAAGGTGTCGATGGCCGGGCTCATGTCGCGGTAGCCCTGGCCGTATTCGACCAGCGGCGGCAGCTTGATGTCGGCGTCGGCGGCCAGGCTCTTCAGGTCTTCGATGCGCCAGCGGTCGTAGCCGACGGCTTGGATCTTGTATTCATCGGCGAGCAGGCGCAGGCGCTTCAGCACGTCGAGCTTGCTGATGGCCGGGCCCGGCGTCGTCAGCAGGTGGCCCTTGGCGACCCATTCGGTGTAGGGCACCTTGTCGTCCTTCTCGCGCTGCGCCAGGTCGGCGGCGGGAATCCAGCACCAGCACAGCAGCTGCCACGGCTCGGCGTCGTTCAGCGGTTCGATGGCCAGCGTGAGCGCGGTCAGGTCGGTGGTGCTCGACAGGTCGAGACCGGCGTAGGCCTTGCGGCCGTGCAGGCTGGTCGGGCTGTAGTCGCGCGCGGCCGGCAGCCAGATCTGCGGGCTGAGCCATGGGCTGTGGGCCTGCGTCCATTCGCAGAAATTCAGCCGGCGCACCACGGCCTGCTTGCTTGGCAGGCCGCGCGCTTCGATGACTTGCTGGCGCAGGTAGTCGAGCGTGGGCAGGTTGGCTTCCTGCAGGCTGGGGTTCACCTTCGGCCAGCAGGTTTCGGATTCGAACGGATCTTCGCCGGGGTCGAGGCTGCAGACGAAGGCGAAGAAGGCGTCGTCGCGGGCGTGGCCTTCGACGACCTGGATGGCGTAGTCGTGGAACTGGCCGCAGGTGCTGGTCTTGTCGTGGCCGCTGTTCGTGATGGCAAACAGCAGCGGCTGGCGTCGGCTCTTGAAACCGGCGCGCAGGAACTCGATCACTTCATTCGTCGGGTGTTCGTGCAGCTCGTCGACCAGGGCGATGTGCGGGCGCGGGCCCGACTTGCCCTGCTCGGCGGCGATCGGCCGGAAGAAGCTGCCGGTGGCCAGGTAGGACAGGTTCCAGGTCTTTTCGCCGATGCCGCTGCTGCTCAGGCGGCGCAGCAGCTCGGGCGATTGTTCGAACATGACCACGGCGTCGCGGAACAGGATCATGGCCTGGTCGCGCTTGGTGGCGGCGGCGTAGACCTCGGCGCGCGATTCGCCGTCGGCCGTGAGGCCGTGCAGGCCGACGCCGGCGGCCATCGGCGACTTGCCGCTGCCCTTGCCGGTTTCGACGTAGGCCGAACGGAAACGCCGCGTGCCGTCGTTGGCGCGCTGCCAGCCGTACAGGCTGCCGATGCAGAAGGCCTGCCAGCCCAGCAGCTTGAAGAGCGCGCCTTCGTACTGGCCGCCGTTCAGGTGCAGCACTTCTTCGAAGAAGGCGATGGCGTGGGCGGCGGCCTTCTTGTTCCAGCGCAGGCCGCGGGCCGGGCCGTCCTTCAGGTCGGCCAGGTGGCGGGCGGCGGCGGCGCGCACGTGCGGGCCGGCGATGACGGTGCCCTTCACGACCTGGCGGGCCCAGGCGCTGGCGCGGTCGAGCTGGCGTGGCGGCTTCGGCGGCGCGACGGCGGCGCGCCGGTGCGGCGCGCGGCGTTCAGCTGCCGAAGAAGCGGCCGGGGTTGTTTGGGTTTGCATCAGGGGTCGGCGGGAAGAGGCCGGCCTGCGGGTTGACGACGACGCGCGAGCGCGCGGCCGGGTTCATGCCGAAGGAATCGCACAGCACCTTTGCGCGCTTGAAGGCCATCGACTGCACGATCAGCCACGGCGATGGGCTCAGGCTGCCGGTTTCGGCGTTGCGGGCGATTAACTTGTCGCCGATTTCGGCGGTGGCGCGGCGGTGCTGCGCGGCGGCTTCGCACAGCCACTCGAGGGACAGCGTGTCGATCTCGGTCAGCAGCATGGCGGCGCGCAGGCGCGGGGCGATTTCGGACCAGACAGCGGCGCCGGCTTCCGACAGGTGCGCCGGCGGCGTCAGGTCGTTCAGGTAGGCAGGCTCGGGCTCGTTCGCCGGCAGCTTGCGCTTGCCGGGGTTGCCGTCAATGAGCTTGAGCGCGCTGGGCTTTGGTGCGGGGCCAGGCATGGGGGGGCTGCCAGTTGTCGAAGTTGCGCTGGAAAGACTTCACGCTGCCGAAGAAATCGGCGTAGAACTGGGCCAGCTTGCGGCTGTGCGTGATGGCGGTCTGTTCGGTGCGCGGGTTGGTGTTCAGGTTGGCGCTGCTCTCGATGACGAGGTATTCGCGGCGGGCGTGCGAGGCCGCCACGGTCACCTTGCTGTGGTTGCGGAAGACGGCGACGCGGCCGCCGTGGGCGTGGTCGCGCACGGTCTGGCACAGCAGCTCGAAGGCGGCGGCGTACTGGCTGGGGAAGATCTCGCCGACGTAGACATCGAGGCGGTGCAGCTGGCCGGATTGCAGCCAGGCGGCGAGCTGCTTCACGTCCTCGATGGACATGCACCAGCTCGAGAGGATGGCTTCGTCGAAAGGGCCTGCGGCGAGGATGTGCTGGAGGTAGGACAGGGCGTCGATGTTGCCGCCGCTCAGTATGTGCCAGGTATCGCCGCGGGCTATGCGCGGTGGCAGCAGGGTGGCCAGCTCGGTCTCGGCCTTGGCGCGCGCGGTGCGCACGCGGTGGCTCAGGCGGATAGCGCGCGATTGCACGCGCTCGGCCTGGCGGGCGGCTATGACGTCGGGGTCGCCGGCGAGCGTGAAGACGCCTGCCTGCAGGTCAGAAGCATCGAAGACCCCCCCCCTATCCATCATGCGGTGTTGCGAGTCGAGG